ACGTCTAGCATTACGTCTATAATAACTAGGCGTAATGACGTAATGGTTTTACCTAATCTACGGGGTGCGCGCGCGACTCATTTTTTAGTAAAAAAAACTTATTTTTTGTGAGAATACGGTATTATAGAAATGCTTGAAAATGGACAGATTGATAACCTGTCGATACAATACCGTTTTTCCAACTTGCGAGGCTACAATGACACTCACAGGCATTACTCCACGCCAGCACACTCTGCAGTTCTGCAACGGCAACCACAGGCAGACCCGCTACCCGTTTAAGGGCATGGTCCTCGGCGATTATTTTGTTGTGCACTCAAAAGAAGACGCCAAGCGCATTAACAGCGCCCTGTCGACGTTCTACAAGTCTCGTAATGGCACAGGCCGACGTTTTTCTGTGGTGCAGTCAGAAGGCCCTGTGTGGACCTGCAGGAGGACAGCATGAGCAAGCGCGATGAGGGAAAGCAACGCCGAGACATCTTAAACACTAGCCCGTTAAGGCCCGCAGTCCGAGACAAGCTTGAGCAACGGTTAAGCGAGCCGGTAGCGCCACTTAAAGACCAAAAGCACGTTGTCAACCCCAAACAATGGAGGTTTATTCAAGAATTCATATCAAACGACGGCCGGATCACTTTAACTGAAGCCGCCATACGCGCTGGGTATCCAAAGGAATCCGCAAGCTCAATAGCCTCAGAACTCACCGACCCAAAAAAGAAGCCGCACGTCGTCGCAGCCATCCAAGAGTATCGAGCACAGCTTGCTGAGAAATACGGCACGAACTTCGACCGGCACATGCGCGACATGCAAATAATTCGTGACAAGGCTCTCGAGGCAGGTAACTTCGGCGCAGCAGTCTCTGCTGAATACCGGCGCGGCCAAGCTCTGGGCACCATCTACATCGAGCGCAAAGAGATCAGGCACGGCACCATCGACAGCATGTCGAAAGAAGAGGTCACTCGAAAGCTCGAAGAAATAAAAGCGCTGTACGGCTCCCCGCCGCAGACCCTCATAGACATCGAGCCAGAGCAGATAGAAGAGCTTGAGCAGATAGAAGAGCTTGAGCAGATAGAAGAGCTTGAGCAGATAGAAGAGCTTGAGGATGTCCCACCCGCCAAGACAATAATTGAGGAGATGCGCGATGCCGAGTCTCGGACCAGAAGCAGCGCTGCACAAGCGAGTAAAAACAAATCTGCCGGACGCGACGATAGTGCGACTGGAGAACCGGGTGAACCTCGGGATACCGGACTGCCTGATAGCCCTGCCGCCGACCTACTCAATGGTGGAGCTGAAGGTGGTGAAGACGGGCAAGAAAGTGAGGCTGAGTCCGCACCAGATAGCCTTTGCTTTGAAGTACGGGACGATGGGGATGCCGACGTACATTCTAGTCCAGTGGCACCCCAAGGGGACGACCAAGGCCGCTGAGACGCGCCTGCTGCTGTACCACGGCACGCAGGCTCAGGAGCTGCACGAGAGGGGCGTAGACACGCCTCCAGTGGCCCAGTGGGCCTTGAATGCAGTCGACTGGAGTGAATTGCGTGCTGAAATAGTAAAGAGTGCTCGTATATCGACGGAGAAGGCCTGTGAGCGCGTTTAGCCTGACCCCCTGCCTACCTACTGCCTGCAAGAGAACGTGCCACAGTGGAAACTGGGAAGGGGCCCTCGGCCGCGCCCCGCGCGGGGTGCGAGCGGCGCGTTTTTGGCTCTGGGCGCCCAGATGCATGGGCCATGACCCGAGGTGCCCGAATCGGGGCAACCACAAGATGTAGTGTTTTGCCGGGTTCGAGGTGCATGGAAATAGCTAAGTGCTTGATTTTAAACGATTCACTATTTCCGGTAATGGTTATTACCGGAAATAGCGGGTCCCTTTTGGCCGTTTTGAGGGCTGAATGAGAATGATTCTCATTTGAGGCGGTGAGGCCCCGGCCCCTCGCTCAGCAAGAGGGCTATAGCCAGTTTTCACACAATTAATTTGGCCCAAAACAAAAATGGACAATGTTGCACGTGCAACATTGTCCGATACCCACCCCCTTGTTTCTGACAATCAAAGGGGCTATAAATTTTTAGCAAATTTCTACTAAATGGGAATCCGTATGCAACAAGATGTCGAAGCCGAACGCTTAAAACTAGAACTCCGCCTAGCCTTGTTAGATGGCCAAGAACGGGCACAGGACACCTTTATCGGTTTTTCTCAATACGTCTGGCCTGAAGCGATACTCAGCAGCCACCATAAGATTATGGCTGACGCCTTTGACAGAATAGCCAAGGGCACCCTGAAGCGCTTGATCGTTAACATGCCTCCTCGACACACCAAATCAGAATTTGCGTCGTATCTGCTGCCTGCCTACATCATGGGCCGTAAGCCAAACACCAAGATCATTCAGGCAACACACACCGGCGAGCTCGCTGTCAGGTTCGGCCGCAAGGTGCGTAACTTGATGGACCTTGATAAATACAAGGAAGTATTCCCTGACGTTGCCTTGAAGGCTGACAGTAAAGCCGCCGGAAGGTGGGACACGGACAAAGGTGGGGAGTACTTTGCTGTAGGTGTAGGCGGCGCGATGACGGGCCGTGGTGCGGATATGCTGATCATTGATGACCCGCACTCGGAGCAGGACGCGGCCTCAGCCCTAGCTCTGGACAACGCTTGGGAATGGTACACCTCTGGCCCGCGAACAAGATTGCAGCCCGGCGGAGCAATTGTTATTGTTATGTGCATGGTTGGCGACACTAGGGTCTTGCGTCCTGACGGTACGGAGACGTTTCTGCGAGACTTGCGGGCGGGGGACTCTGTTGCAACCTATGAAAACGGTGGCATAGCCACGTCCAAGATAAACAACTGGCAGTCAAGTGGTATTGATTCGGTATATACAGTACGAACACAATCTGGCAGAATCATCCGTGCAAACGCTAGGCATCCATTCCTAGTCGTTAAAGACGGAGAAGAGACGTGGACACGATTAAAACACTTGAAGGAGGGGGATTTACTTGTATCGTTGACGGATGCGAGCGCCTGTCAAGAGCAACAACTCGACGGGGGACGTGCGCGGCATGTCAAGCTACAGCCAGCTACCACCGGAAAAACCCCAATGCACCGTACCGTGGGGTTGGGTTTCACGGAAAGTGGAAAGGAAAGACCTGCAAAACGGAAGACTGCACTAAACTGGTGGTTAGTAAAGGTTTTTGTAATAGCTGTTACCGCAAGTGGAAAGGCTACACAAAAACGCCGGAACAAAGCCGGAGCAGCAGGATCAAGCACCGTTACGGAATTACTATTGAGCAGTATGAGGCAATGGTGGCAGAGCGCAAAAATCGATGCGATGTATGTGGTGAGGAGCCTTCTGTCTCCAACACTCGTGCCCACTGGAATGGGAAGCTGTGCATCGACCACTGCCATGATATGGGAAGGATCAGGGGCTTGCTCTGCAACAACTGTAATTTATGCGTCGGATACGGCGGAAACCCAAGCACACTGGAAAAAGCCGCAGATTACCTCCGACGAAATAGTTGAGATCAGCTATGACTGTGAGGAAGAGGTCTTCGACGTTGAGGTTGACCGCACTGAGAACTTCATAGCCAATGGTGTGGTTAGCCACAATACACGGTGGGGGACCAAGGACCTAACGGCCCGATTACTCAAATCTCAGTCCAATATGAATGCGGACCAATGGGAGGTTATTGAGTTCCCTGCCGTTTTTGATGAGGGCGAAGAAAACGAGCGCGCTCTTTGGCCTAGCTTCTGGGAACTTGACGAGCTCCGCGCGGTCCGTGCATCTATGTCGGTGCAGAAATGGAACGCGATGTACCAACAACGGCCCACGGCCGATGAGGGTGCAATCTTGAAGCGTGAGTGGTGGCGCGTGTGGGATAAAGACTACATGCCTCACATGGAATATATAATCCAGTCCTATGATACGGCGTACTCGAAAAAAGAGACGGCGGATTTCTCTGTCATCACGACGTGGGCGGTGTTCTTCCCCACGGAGGACTCCGGACCTAATCTGTTGCTTGTTGACATGCGTAAAGGCCGGTGGGACTTCCCTGACCTCAAGCGTAAGGCGAAAGAGCAGTATGACTACTGGCAGCCGGATAATGTCTTAATCGAGGCCAAGGCGACGGGAATCACGCTTCAGCAGGAACTGCGTAGGATGGGCATTCCTGTTACTATGTATAGCCCGGGCGGGCGACGCGCGGGCCAAGACAAGGTGTCACGGGCTAACTCTGTCGCACCGATTTTCGAGTCCGGCATGGTCTGGGCACCTGAGACGGATTGGGCGGATGAAGTCATCGAGCAGTGTGCTGCGTTCCCTAACGGTGACAACGACGACATGGTGGATAGTACGACGCAGGCGCTGATGCGTTTCCGTGCCGGTAATTTCATCTCTCTGCACAGCGACGAGGAGGAGGATCCTTCGGAAAATGAAGGACTTGTCCCTGAGTATTATTAAGCCTAGAATGCGAAATAACTAACCTTATCTGTAGGGCTTCACCCATGCCTAATTATTCCGCGCGAGATATGCTTCTTAGAATGGCCGAGGGCGGCGAAGCCACCTACGGCAAATACGGGCAGACTGCCGCAGACCTCTTGGCCGCTGAGCAGCGTATCCTTGGTGAGATAGCCGCGAGCCCTGACACATGGGACGTGGCCACTGCTTACAATGCCATTTTAGAATCCGGCGTTACGATAGAAGATGCACTAGCCGCTGGAGTTCAGCAGAGCACTATCGACGCGATCTTTACCTCTGGCGCGCCTCTTCCTGTTACCTCGTTCTCTACTCCTTCCACTGTAGGCTCGGCGTTTGAAAGTGCGCCGTATGCCGGTCAGTCAATGGAGCAGATTAGAACGGGCGCTCAGAACTACGTTTCTGGACTCATGGCCGACGGCCTGACCGACGCCGAGCGACGTGAAGCGCAGACTGTTGCCACGCAGCAGGGCGCCACCTTCCAAGACATGTTAGCGGCGGGCGTTGATCCAAGCATCTTGTTCAACGTGACACAGACACCTGAAGAAACAGCGAAGGAAAAGCAAGTACAGGATTCCGTGGATAGGTTTGTAAACACGCAGCCCGAGTACGTCCCGCCCACGGTCTATCAGCCTATTGCACCGCAGCCTGATATTTATGCGCCGGGCGAGGAAGCACTCGACCGTGAGTTCAGGGACAGCCCACCACGGACCGAGGTCACTTGATCAGTATGGCAACCTCGCAGGTTTTGACTACACGCCTGCTGCTAAGTTGCTCTCGGCCACCGGATCAGGGTTCAGCTTCACCCCTCCTTCTGTCACTAGCCGTCCGCGTTCGCTCATGGATACCAATACGCTTAATCGTTACACCCAAGGCCGCTCGGCGCAGGACCTGCGTCAACTTACCGGCGCCAACTACGACCAGTACAGCGGACTCCTTAACAGGACAGGCAGTTACGGTGGCGGACTGTCTCGCTCACAGCTCTATGCGTTGACCCGTCAGCAGGACTCACAGCGAGCAAGAGAAGAGCAAGACGCGGGCCAAGGTGCTACAACACGAACAGGCACGATACAGGACTACATAGCGGCCAACCCTGACGTGAGAGAAAGCTATCTATCTCAGCGAGACACGCTAGACCCCAACCTTACGCTTGAAGGGTTCGCCAACGCTCACTACAACAGAGATGGCCTTGCCGAAATGGCCGCAGGCAAGCGGACACCGTTTACCTTGGCCCAAGCTCAAGGGGGTGGCCAGTCTTACACCTCACCGGCCATAGCCGGGTTTGGCGAGGGTGACGAGGAGAGTCGCCAGTCTAACTTTACCACTCGAGGCTACGACAATGAGCTACTAGCTAGAGACCTCGGACCGGCAGGAGGCGCAATCATACGACCAGTATTCGCAGAAGGTGGCCTTGTAAAAAAGCCTGAAGGGTTCGCGGACGGTGGTCCTGCGGACTCGATGACGGCTGACGAGCTCACGGCCCAGTTAATGGCGATGGACACCCAAGAGGCCCCGGCCCCTGTCGAAGAACCACGGCCCACGGATCAAGTGCAGACTGAAAGCCAAAGCATGCTCGACAACCTTAATCGTGCAATGTCTCAGGTTACGCAGCCCGTTGTTGCAGCCGCTACGGACATGACCGTGGGCCTTGGTGACTTAGCCCAGATGGGTACAAAGGCCGTCGCGAACAAAATGGGCATAGAGACTAAGCCGTTTATTCCTGTGGGTGAAAACATCAAGGCAAGCGTTGGCGCGGATGACGTAAGCCCGTTAAACCCTATCTACATGGCTACTCAAATAGCGCCTTTTGCAAAATTACAGAAAGCTCTTGCGGCGGGTCCCGCCGCATACAGAGAGGCAATGGCGTACCTTGCCGGAGAAGGCGGCGCGCAGGTAGCTGCCACTCAATTCCCTGATTCTATGGCCGCGCAGATTGCGGGGGCAGTATCTGGCGACATGACGGCTAGAGGCCTTATGGATTCGTTAGATGGTCTTAACGTGCGCCGAATTACGGGTGACGAGCCTCCTATTGACGATGAATTCCCCATTGACGACGGACCTCTCCCAGAGGGCGAGCCGGAGGGCACGGTTCTAGGGATTTCGGATCAAAGCGAATCAGACAAGATGTTGGAAACGCTTAGGCCTGAGATAACCACTGAAATAGGGGATAGAAAAAGGGTAGGAACTACAGGCCAATATGTAGGAGCACCAGAGGGGGTTAATAATCCCCAAAAATTGGCAGCACTTACAAAATCAATGACCAATTTAACCAAGGAAGGCGAGTTTGGCCGTTTCTGGTACGAGCGCAGTGGTCGCCAGATATTGGATATAACAGGTGGGAATAAAGCAGATGCTGAAAAAATAATCCAAGCCGTTGCAATCACATCAGCTAACACCCCTGTAGCTTCTAATTTTGATTTTGCGATCCAAGCCTACTACCAGTGGAAAAACGGTCAGCCAATTAAAACAGGCATGTATACGACCGCTATGAGCAAAAAACTGCAAAAAATGTTTGAGGGCGAAGATTGGGCAGGCAGAAAAACAAATAATTTCTACAACAACCTAATGAGAGAAGTAGACCCATCTAAAGTACAGGGAGTCACTACCGACCTTTGGATGATGCGAGCATTTGGTTTTGATAAGGACGCGCCTACGAGCGCGCAATACAGCTTTGTAGAAAACGAAACAAAACGGATAGCAGAAAACCTTGGTTGGGAGCCGCAACAAGTCCAAGCATCTATTTGGGTAGCCCTTAAATCCCGAATGGAAAATCAAGGAGTTAAGGATGCCGTAGAAGCAAAGTCGATTAAAAACGGTTGGATGCATTACGAAACTATAAAAGGCAAAAAAGTAAGGGTTATTGATGACAAAAATAAGCATGCAGCTAACTGGCTAGACCAAGCCTTAAAGTATTCTCCTACTGATGCGGATAGGGCGGCTGCAGGATTTGATTATGCCGATGCGGCCAATAACAACTTGGCTCAAATTAGTTGGGAGACTATACCTAGCAAAACTAGTGGGCATATGCCTGAGATATTTGAAACCACTCCAGAAATTAAGCAGGACTACCACGTCCAAATGTCGAAAGCGTTTTTGGACGATAATGGTAATGATTTAATTGCCCAAAAATTTGAAATATTGTCGCCCGGAGATTTTGAGGCACCCGGTTATTATGAAGGGCTTGTAAGTCCCGGCACGCAAACAGAAATAACTGCCCCCAGACAATACGGATTAACACGAAGACTGGCTGAAATTAAAAAGCAAGCTGATGCTACTCGTAGACCAGAAGAGGGGGCAGATCTTGTTGGCCCCAGCGTTGCTGCTTTTGAGAAAGATGCATTAGCGGCCGACCTTAGAGAAGCGACCTACGCTACTGAACCTGCGGCACGAGAAGCTATGTTTGCTTATGCCGCCGCTCGTGGAATTCTTCTTAAGCAAGACGGAATAGGTTTACATCGACCGGCCTTTATCAATGGTTTAAGCAGGCCAAAATCAAATGGCATTGAGATCAACATAGGTAGGCCTTTAACAGCCAGAGAAACTTCTGCCATAGCAAAAGCTGTTGCAGAAGAAGCAGGCCACACGGAGTTTAATCCAATAGGGTCACCTAATGGGGCTAGATTTATTAATTTTGACTACATGGGACTACCCAATGTACAATTCCAAAAATTAGTGAACAAAGCACTAGAAAAGGTTACATTCGACAACAACGAAACCGTTGATGCTGCAATGTTTGGAGCAGATACAGGATACTTAGGCAATGACTGGACGGAGAATTTAAATGGCGAAAGTTACTTGGAGGCTGGCGAACTCGCCGGACGACCCGATCTACAGCGGAAAATACGTGATATCGTCGCACAGCTCGCCCCAAGGGTATCGGCGGTTGAAGACGAATTCTCCAACCGTTACAACTGGACAAGGAATAGAAACCTTAATTCCACCTATGAAAACGCCGAAGCCTTAGTTCCTCAGTCTTTAAGACTACAGGATGAGGAGCTTGGAGCAGTTACTCCTGCCGCAAAAGGCCCAGAAGCCCAAGTAGTAACTGAGCAGCAGCGCCAATCTTGGCGTGAAGCTAATAAAGGCGATTTTAGACAAGAACAAACCCCCGAACTTGCTGAGGCAGCAGAAAAGCTTGGCAGGGGGGAGATATCTATCTCGGACTACTCGAAAGAAGTTGACCGCCTTCGCCCTATTACCCCCCTAACGAACGTCCCCCAAATAGCTTCGTTTGAAGATATTGCTTCTGCGCTAGACGCAAACAAGGTAGCTAAAGGCATTATTGGCTTAGACACAAAGATTGCCGATGGCACTATGGTGGGTTCAAGACTAGACATCCCTGCTTACAACAACTACAACACGTGGGTAGTATCCGTGCATGAAGGGGCAGGCACTTCTGGAAGTTCACTGGGTTATGGTAAAGTAGCCGTCCTTGATGATGTTCAATTTAACAGCAACCCTAAAGCCGCGTATGGTGTTGCCACTGGCGACAAAGCTAAGGCTCCGTTTGCTAGAATGAATGGCAAGTGGCGTAATGTTGATCCTGAAGTTGCCAAAGAACAGGCCGAAAATTTTATTAACGATCCAAACTGGACGCAGGTAGGCATGAACCCCTATCGCCATTCATTCTTTTATGACAAGGCCACGGGACAACCCGTAGACTCGGCAAAAGAAGTTATCCAGATTGGACCGCTAGTTCTTGCCAGAGACGTTAAGACTAGGCCACTAGAAAGTCCGGAGCACGCACTAGACCCTAAAAAGCGTAAAAAAGGCGAGCCTGACTATTTCAAAAGTGGCGGATCAGTAGAGCGCGTGTACAATGACAACCGAACATACAAATAGGACAGAGTCATGCCTGTAGATAAAGTCGTAAATCTGGCCCCAGTAACCGACATCATTGAACTGATGGGCGAAGAAGAGCCGGATATTGAGATCATCTTAGAGGATGACGGCAGCGCCGTTATTGAAGTTAACGAGGAAGACGACGTTGAGTTCTACAGTAACCTTGCCGAGGTTATTGACGAGACTGAGTTGAATGATATCTCCTCGGACCTACTTGCTTTGTTTGATGCAGACAAAGCCTCTAGGCAGGACTGGGAGCAGATGTACGCCAAGGGAATTGACTTGCTAGGCCTTAAGATTGAGGACCGCACGCGACCGTTCCGTGGTGCTGCAGGCGCAGTACACCCAATGCTGACTGAAGCGGTAATCCAGTTCCAGTCGCAGGCGTTTAAAGAGCTTATGCCTGCAGGCGGCCCTGTCCGCACGGAGACTCTAGGCAAAGAAACCATTGATAAGGTCCAACAGGCTTCGCGCGTGCAGGACTTTATGAACTACCAAATTACGTCGGTGATGAAAGAATACACGCCGGAGTTCGATCAATTACTGTTTTACGTTGGATACGGCGGTTCCGCATTCAAGAAGGTTTATTATGATGAACAATTGGGCCGTATGGTTAGTCGTCTGGTTCTTCCTGACGACCTCTATATTCCTTACAACGGGTCGAGTGTCGTTTCTCAGTGCCCAAGAATTACCCACCGCATATCGATGGACTCAAATGAGTTCAGAAAGCGCGTTGTTGCGGGTGAATACCTCGACGTAGTCGTCGACCCAGAGAACAACCCTGTCGGCGGGGACCAGATTAGGTACGCAATAGACCGAGTTACGGGTCTAACTTCAAGCGGCGAGCCTGAAGAAGTCTTTTTGCTCGAGTTCCAAGTCGATTTAGACCTTATGGGCTTTGAAGACCTTGACGACAAGAACAAAGAGACAGGAATCAAGCTGCCTTACGTCGTTACGATTGACGAAAACAGCGGTCAGGTGGTCGGAATACGCAGAAATTGGTTAGAAGATGACGAATTAAAGCGTCGTCGTGAGTATTTTGTGCATTATGTGCTGATTGAAGGCCCCGGCGCTTACGGTTTAGGCTTTGTTCACCTGATTGGTGGCCTAAGTAAGACTGCAACGGCCGCTTTGCGTCAACTTCTTGACGCAGGCACGCTATCTAATCTTCCTGCGGGCTTCAAAGCGAAGGGTGCACGGATTGCTGACGACGATAACCCCATTCAGCCGGGCGAGTGGCGGGATATTGACGCTGGCGGCGCCGAATTGTCGTCTTCTTTGTTGCCTTTGCCATATAAAGAACCTTCTCAGACGCTATTTACGCTTCTAGGTTTCACCGTAGACGCCGGAAAGCGCCTTGCGAGCACTGCAGACATGCAAGTTGGCGATTCTAACCAACAGGCCGCTGTAGGCACTACGCTTGCGCTGTTGGAGCGCGGCTCTATCGTCACCTCTGCCATACACAAGCGCCTTTACTACGCTCAGACGCAAGAATTCGAGATGTTAGCGGCAGGATTCGGGCAATTTCTGCCCGATGAATACCCATATGACGTTCCCGGAGCGTCTAGATGTGTAAAAAGAGATGATTTTACCCATATGGTCGCTATATTGCCCATAGCGGACCCAAATGTATTCTCTGCGGCCCAAAGGATCACTCTTGCACAGGCTCAACTGCAGTTAGCTCAAAGTGCGCCTCAAATGCACAATATGTACGAGGCTTACCACCGCGTCTATCAGGCCATGAATGTCCGAGACATTGACGGCATTCTGAAGATGGAAACTAACCAGTTACCTAAGGACCCTGCAAGCGAGAACGCTGACGTGGCGGACAACAAGTCGTTGAAAGCCTTTGCCGGTCAACAACACGACGCGCATATTGCGGCCCACCTGATGATGGGCATGTCGCCTCTCATGCAAGCGAACCCTTTAGGCTCGGCAGAACTTCAGAAGCATATTCTGGACCACATACGCTTAAAAGCGGAAGAGGGTACGGAGGCAGAGCTCTTTGCAGAGTACGGTGCGGACCCTGACGGTATGGTTTCTGACCTTCAACGTGAGGCAATGGTCTCGATCAAGGTAGCCGAGGGCATGATGGAAATGAAGAGCGTTCAGGGCCAACTTTCAGGCGAGGGAACAGGCGAAGACCCAGTGGTGGCGCTGAAGGCCAAGGAGTTAGAGCAGCGTGCTGCTAAGGACCAAGCGGACATAGCCATTAAACAAGAGGGAGTTAAACTTGATGAGGCTAGAATTGTTCAAAATGCTGAAGCCAACCAAGCCCGAATAGACTCCCAACAGAAAATAGCCCAAGAAAGGGCAAATGTTGCTAGGGAAAGAATCAATGCCCCTAAGCAAGGAGGCAGGTAATGCCACTTAAAAAAGGTTCTAGTAGTAAAACAATTGGTAAAAATATCAGTGAATTAGTTGGAACTTACGAAAAAAAGGGTAAAATAGGCGCAAGTAAACCTAAGAGCAAATCTGCAGCTCAAAAACAAGCTGTGGCAATTGCGATGAATACAGCCGGTAAATCTAACAAGATGAAATCCGGCGGTGCAGTAAGAACCGTTAAAAAACGTGACGGTAACCGACCAGTAAAGATTTACTAAGAATGCCCCCAGACGGTGGCTTTAAACTGTCTGCTCTCATGGAAAAACGACCATGCTTGAATTCGCTGAAAGCGTATTGAAAGAAGTCAGGAAGTTACAGGAAGACTCCGAGGGATTAGTGCTCAATGGCGCTATTTCCGACATGGAACGCTACCGTTTCCTTATGGGCCGTCTGGAAGGCATAAAGCTTGTGGATCAGATTATCCGAGACAAATTGGATAAACATTCAGAAGAATTTTAACCCACCAGAGAGACCTATATGGAACCTGAAAAGAAACTTACGCACTTAGAGGAAAAGTGGAAGGCAGAGGCTAAAGATGAAGTAGCCGAAAGCACTAAGCTAACCCTTGACGATGCGTACACCGAAGAAGGAAAAGTCGCTGAACACGGCCTTTCCGACTCTGTTTTAGACCTTATTCCGCAACCCACTGGATGGCGACTAGCTATCCTGCCTTATCGTGGCGCTAAAACCACTAAAGGCGGAATTGTGCTTGCGGATGAGACCCGTCAACGAACACAACTGGCAACTAATGTCGGCTACGTGTTGAAGGTAGGTGGCCTATCTTATGCTGACGAGTCTAAGTTTCCCCACGGTCCGTGGTGCAAGCCGGGCGATTGGGTGATATTTGGTCGATACGCGGGGTCTCGGATTCAGATAGATGGCGGCGAGATTCGTCTGTTAAACGACGATGAAATCTTAGGGATAGTAAATGACCCTGAAGACATTCTACATATGTAAGGAGGCTTTTTATGAGTGAATCAATGACAGAAGAGTTAGACTTTAATGTTGGCGAAGATGAGCAGGAAGCCACCATTGAGATGAACGAGGACGGCTCTGACGCTAAATTAGCGGTGGAAGAAGAGGCGGAAGTAGTACAGGAGGGCGCTAAAAAAGCAGGTCCTGCGGAAGAAGATTTAGATGACTATTCGGGCAAAGTTAAAAACGAATAGACAAGCTTACTGCTCGGTTAAGAGAGACTCAGCGTCGTGAAGAGGCCGCTCTTGATTATGCCCGTAACGTAAGGGATCAAAACGAACAGCTTGAGCAACGATACCAGAAGACTGACACGGAAAGGCTGCAAGAAGCCCAAGGCCGTGTTGACAGTCACCTAATAGCTCTAAAGCAAGTTATTAGAAAGGCCCGTGAAGAGGGTGACATAGATACCGAGACGGAAGCTCAACAGCGTCTTACCTCTATGGTTTGGGAGCAAAACCGCCTTAACGAGACGACAAACCAACGTCGTCAGGAAGCGCAAAGGCCTAAGCCTCCCCGAGAACAGCCTGAAATACTACGCCCAAGAATGCCTGAGCCAGACATGAAGGCCGAGGATTGGGCAGAAAAGAACGCTTGGTTTGGTGAAAATACGGTGATGACCCACACAGTTAGGGGAATTCACATGGATTTAATCCAAAAAGAAGGGTTTGACCCAAGCACCGACGAGTACTATAGTGAGATCGACCGTAGGATGAGCCAAATATTTCCTAGTGAATATGGCATTGAGCCTACGCAACAAAACAACAGGACTAACCGACCCGTGCAAACGGTAGCTCCTGCAACCCGATCTTCGGGAGTAAATAACTCAGCACGCCGCTCTGTAAGGTTGAGTCCGAGTCAGGTTGCGATAGCAAAAAAACTTGGGGTTCCACTTGAAGAATATGCCAAATACGTTAAGGAGTAATTGAAATGACTGAGAATAGCGTGCCAAAACTTAATCGTAGTGTTCGTGATTCGGATACCCGTGAGACCACTACGCGCCGCAAGCCTTGGGCACCTCCTTCACGATTAGACGCGCCTCCTGCGCCTGCGGGCTACAAGCACCGTTGGATCAGGGCTGAATCAGGCGGGGTAGATGACCGTACTAACATCGCAGGGAAACTCCGAGAGGGGTATGAACTGGTTAGAGCGGACGAGCACCCTAACTTCGACTCAGGTGTTCAGGATGACGGCAAGCATGCAGGGGTAATCTCTGTAGGCGGATTGTTGTTAGCTAGAATACCCGATGAAACAGCAGAAGAGCGTCGACAGTTTTATTCTTCGCGGACCCATGATCAGATAAGGGCAGTCGATAACGACATGTTGAAGACGAATGCACACTCGTCAATGAAGATCAACTCGCCGGAAAGACAGTCTAAAGTAAGCCTCGGTGGCCCAAGATCGGGTTCCGAGTAATCTTAATTTAAAGGACATTTATCATGGCAAATGCAGACAAAGCCTTTGGCTTACGTCCGCTTGGTAACCTCTCTGGCACTGGTAGCCAGAAGCAGTACGGTTACGAAATTGCGGACAACCAAGCGGGAGCTATCTTCCAAGGTGACCTAGTCACTCTGAAAGACGGCTACATATTGCAGTTTGACCCTTCAAGCCACAGTGCAGCGGTCGGCGTGTTTAATGGTTGTTTCTATACAGACCCAACCACTGGCAAGCCCACTTTCTCAAACTATTATCCCGGTTCAGTGAACATCACTCAGGGTAAGATCACCGCAGACGTACTCGATGATCCTAGCCAGTTGTTCCTTATCCAAAACGATGGTACTTCAGCCGCCGCAAACTACGGCAAGAACGCTGATATCGTTGTTGGAACGGGCAGCACTACAACAGGTGTTTCAGCGAACGAGTTGGATACATCAGGTATTGCCACTACTGCAGCACTAAACCTTAAGATCATTGGTCTTTGGGACGTGCCTAACAACGCAGTCGGTGCCAACGCGGTGGTTGTAGTTAAAATTAACGAGCACCTTTACGGTTCTGCCGGTGTTGCAGGTCAATAGGAGACTTAGGTCATGGCTATATCACGTTCACAACTAGTAAAAGAGTTGGAGCCAGGTCTAAACGCTTTGTTTGGTCTGGAATACAACAATTACGATACCGAGCATACTGAAATCTACGAGACAGAGTCTTCGGACCGAGCCTTTGAAGAGGAGGTGATGCTGTCCGGGTTTGGCGAAGCGCCAGTTAAATCAGAGGGTTCGGGTGTTGCATTCGATCAAGCCCAAGAGGTTTACACTGCTCGCTACACTCACGAAACAGTGGCTTTGGCCTTCTCACTGACTGAAGAGGCAGTGGAAGACAACCTGTACGACCGACTATCGGCTCGTTACACAAAGGCGCTCGCTCGTTCAATGGCGACAACGAAGCAGATTAAAGCTGCTTCTATCCTCAACAACGCTTTCACTACCTCTATTGGCGGTGACGGCAAGCCTCTCTGTGCGACAGATCACCCCACACTAGGTGGGCCTAATCTGGCAAACGAGCTGGCTGTTGCGGCAGACCTTAGTGAGGCTTCTCTTGAGCAGGCTCTTATCGACATCGCAGCGTTCACTGACGAGCGCGGCCTGAAGATTGCTGTTCAAGGTACTAAGCTGATCATCCCTAAGGAGCTTCAGTTCACGGCAGACCGCATCATGAAGTCTACTCTTCGTGTTGGCACTGCTGATAACGACATCAACGCCGTGCGTAACATGGGTATGGTTCCACAGGGCTACAAGGTAAACCATTACCTCACAGACCCTGATGCGTTCTTTATCATGACTGACGCGCCTAACGGCATGAAGATGTTTAACCGTGTAGGGATCAAGACCGGCTTTGAAGGCGACTTCGACACCGGCAATGTTCGCTACAAGGCACGTGAGCGCTACAGCTTTGGCTTCAGCGATCCACGTGGTATCTTTGGCTCACCGGGTACTCCGTAAGCCAGAAGACGAAAGTCAGGAAAGGCCCTTCGGGGCCTTTTTTCGTTTGAGAAGTAACAGTTATGCCTAGACAAACTAAAGTAAAGCCTGTTTCACAAGGTTCCCGATTATGCACTTCGTGCAACAAAGTAAAGCCGCTGTCCCAATTTGAGACCTTTAAAGAAGGGCAGATACGGGGCGTCTGTCGGCATTGTGTGACCCTCCAAAGATCGAAAAAAACCTCGGCTACTCCTGAAGCCTACATCCGGGTCTTAAACACGCAGTTAAAATCTCAGCGTCTCAAACAAGGCATCCAATACGATCTAACCACAGAGGAAGTTATCGAGATTTGGGAGGTGCAGGAGGGTAAGTGCGCTCTTTCTGGCGTCCTCATGACCCATCAAAGAGATGGCACCTACGGTGATAAAAAGCCAAAAGAACTTAACGCATCGATAGACCGGATAAATCCCCAAGGTCCTTACGTACGGGAAAACGTACAGCTAGTTGCTGCTAGGGTAAATACCATGAAGCACACCCTCGGCCAAGACATGTTCATGTAGTGGGTAAAAAACGTACATGACAATTTAATAGGTTAAGATTTTCTTGAAATATGTACATATCGGGGTAAAGAACATTTACGAGGCCCGCATTAAGTGATATGTTGGGGGTGCTGCAATTTCGCAGTAATCAAATTAATGCTTTGATTTTTGTTTTTTTAGTGTGTTTATCTCCCTTGAAGAGACTTGGCCCATCCTTACAGATGGGCCTTTTTTATTTGTGCAACAAGGAAATAACTGGTATATACTGTTATAAATCCGGAACCAAACCGGCCTATCTGACAGTTTCCGGACTGACGACATGCAGACAGATAAGCCCCATAACTCGCATGTGAGGATTTCCCAATGAGTTCAACAACTTTTTCAGGCCCGGTCACCTCGACCAATGGTTTTGTCGGCGATGTAACTGGCGATGTAACTGGCGATGTAACCGGCGCAGTCGTTGCGACCACTATCACCGCTTCTAGCAACGCTACCCTATCCGGCACTGCTAACGTCATCATTATCCCTACTAGTGACCCCGGTGTTACTGGCGCTATCTGGAATAACGGTGGAACTCTGGCTGTCTCAGCGTAGGTTTCTCACTTAATAGGAGTAACTTATGAGCGCAAGTAACATTGAGCTAGTAACCAAAGTACCTGTGGGTGCAGCAGCTATCAGCACAGCGGCAATATCGGGCCGAACACGCCTGTATGGCATCTATTACACTTGTACAGCCACTGCTTCTTCTTTTGAAATTAGAAACGGTGCTGCGGACACGGCCACCTCTTTGATTACTATTCATACCCCTGCAACAGCCGGACAGTATGAGATAGATATCCCAGACGGCGGAGCTTTGTTTAATGCAGGTGCATTTATTGACGCAGCCGACACTGAGATAACCAGTGTGACCTTGATATATGCAGGCGGAGCGGCGGCCTAATGGCTTCCACGAAGGCGGTTAAACGCACGCCTTCTGGGCGTGTAGCTTATCGAGGCGAGACTTTTTCAGGCTACAACAAGCCTAAAAGAACCTCAGGAGGCAGCAAGAAGTTTGCTGTTTTAGCCAAGAAGGGTGACGACCGTTAAAGCCTAGTGCGCTTGGTGATCCGAACATGACTATCAAA